TCCGTCATCAGCGTTTCTGACATTTTTTTGCTCCTTAATCATTGTCGGGTATAACTCTGGGCAGAGAGTGTGAATCAAGTTTAGTATTTGCAAACCATAATTCCTGTTACCTTCGCTAAATGACATTGCCATTGCGTTAGTGTTGAACGATGATCGGAAAACACCTGCTTGTTCCAGAAGTCTCCAGATTAATCTGCGACCCCTCTTACTGCTCATGAGCCATTTAATGTCCGACTCTTCATTTTGGCGGTCAATTTTTTCCTCAGACTTTTTATTGTCTTTGGCTTTCTGTTGACCTTTTAGGTCGAGAGGATTGTATTCACTCATGATCTAATATATCTAGTCATAACTGTGTTACGGTCACACCTTATGCCTTTTTACTTTGACTATCTCTTAATGCTTTGGCTGTTGGTGCGCCTTTAGAACCTGGTTTACGCATTTTTTCACCAGAACCTGCTTTAATTCTTTTACGTTTAGCGTGGATGTTTGCCCATAATCCTTGGTTCTTAGCCATAATTAAACTCCTATGCTAAATAAGTTGAGGTTTTAGCAACAGGTGTCGCTTTTTGCACAGGTTTTGGCTTGGCTTCATACAATCCTTTAGCTTGATCACCACTTTTATCAAAAGTTTCTATACCCATTGCACATATTTGCAACTCTAAATTTTGTTCTACACCATCTTTCTCTGCACTTTCTCTAACACTTTTGACATAGGTAATAGCTTTTATCATCATTTCTGTACCAGCTTCTGGTAATTTTTCTATACCTAACTTTTCTAACTCTTCTCTTCCTAAATTTATACACAAACCATAGCTATACATTGGTTCTTCAAAGTATTCATTACTATCAATAGGTTGTGGGTCTTTTTTTAAATCAATTAAGTCCATTTATACCTCCAATGGTGATGGTGAATTGTAGCCACTAAACTGATTCATAACATCCATAAGAGATGGTTGACCAGTTTTACTGTTATTTAATTTAGTTGCATTTTCTACTGCTTGATTTTGTGCTTCTTGTTGTGCCATTGCTTGCTGTGCCGCCGCTCTATCTTGACGTATCTTAGCTACTCTTTCACCAGCTACTATCAATTTAGGATCAACACCTAACATATCAGCATATCCATCTGCCCAGGCATCAGAATCAAACTTATCTAATACATCTGGTTTCATTTGAGCGACCATACCCATACTGTTTACATACCTATCAACACTATTTGTACCAATAGCACGTTGTGCTTGAGCTAACATTGATATAAATTCAACACTTAATTCCATTCCTTGTAACTCTTCTGGTGCAGGTGGTATTAATCCACTCTCAACCATTCTGTTAAACGTGTTATCTATCAATGGATCAAGCAATTCGTTATGTAATCTTTCTAAAACCGGGCCTAACATAAGCAGTTTTTCTTCGTGACGTTCTGCTACCTCTGTTGCCGTCATCCTTGTATCAGTAGCATTAGCCAACATAAGAAACAAATCAGCATAAAAACTACCATTAATACGTCCACGAACATCTTGTATGTCCATTAACAAGTGTTGAAGGTTTAGATTTACGTTAAATGCAGTTTCTATTTTGCCTTGCTGACCATCAATAAACGTTACTCCACCAGGTAAACTGTCTACATCTCTATTCTTCATGTAGCTAGGTACTTGCAATGGTGGTTTAGTTTGATAATCAATACCTTGTGCCTTACGCAATTGCTCATGCTGTAACTGTTTTATGTCACCTAATGACTCCATACCTGGTGAATTACCATAAATATCACCACCAGATACGCCCCATCTAGGAACAACAGCAGGGAATTCACGATATCCACTCTCTCTTAATACCTGTTCCCCATCTCCACCTGTTTCAAAATAACAAGACTTGTATGCCATGTTCATATTGTCTTTCTTTTTAAAGTCACGCTCCCTATCATCTCTTGGTTCTATCGCATGAACTATTGTAATCCACTGATCTAATGAACCTCTGTCAAACAGATTCTTAACGGACGTTGAACATTTGTTATATCCAAACTCTCTTACCACTTCTCCTACTGTTTTTTGAAATTCTCTATACAAAGTATTAACTCTACCCTGATAATCCTGGGCTATTGCATATTCTCCTACAGTTACAGGGTAATGATGTATAGCTGTTTTAGGATCAGGAAGAATAATAGAACCTGCCGTACCAAATGCTCCTAATTCTTCATAAATTCCATGTAATGTTCTATATGTATTCGACTTTTGAAACACCAATTGCATACGGTCTGTAACGTCATTTAGCCATAGTTTTACTGGGGCATAACTATTTAGTTCTGGATCAGCCGTTCCTAGTCTAAACCATGGTCTTGCAGGGGATGTAGCACCAGCCATCATACCTGCACCTAATGTTCTTAACGCTCTTGTTCCTGTATTGTCGTATATCGAGTTATGTCTTCTATGTCCTTTATTCCTATCTTGTTGAAAATAACGTCCATTCCTTGGTAGCAAGTACGTTGTGACTTCTTGCCAATGTGACCACCATGTAGCTCTTTCAGATCTAAGGTGACCCCACCTAGTTAACAAGTCTGCACGTTTTGTTTTCATCGTTTAACCACCAAGTAAAGTGTTACCGCCAAGGTTTAATTCATTTGGATTAACTCCAGATACTCCAGTAAGCATTGTTCCAGCAGGTCCTGTTAATGCCGCTTGTTCTTCTTTCTTAGTTAATGCACCAACGTCAGCCCTTTTTCTATTGGCTTTATTCATTTCGATGTCAGCACGATCAGCCGCTTCTTTAGCCCTTTTCTTTGCATCCATATTGGCTTGCTCTTGCAACCTTAATTGTTTCTTTTGTTGTTGCCTTTGTTTTTCACCAGAATAAATCTGATAGCCCACACTAACTGCTCCTAGTGCAATTGCTGTAAATGCCATGTTATAGCTCCTTGGAAAAGATTATATCTTGTACACCGTATTTTAATCTTGGTAGCAATGCGGCTAAAGTGGTGCGTTCTTTAGCGTGCCATAACATGAGTTTGCATCCAAGGGATCTAGCATGATCCTCTGTAACTTTCATAAGACGTAAACCAACTCGACTACCTCGTAATTCTTTTTTGATAAACAAAACGTCATTTTGAGCGTATTTTAAGTCAGCATAATGCAAATGATTAGTTACTAAATTCATAGAATAACCAATACATACATCATCTTGCATTGCTAGATAAATAAACAATGCACCTGAGTCATCAAGTACATGATACATAGGCCAGTTTGGTTTTAACTCCATTAAGTCTTTACGAAGTGCTATTTCCTCGTAATGTTCTTGAAATAATGGGTCTGCCTTGACCTTAAATTCATCTAACGTGCAGAGTCTAATGTCAGTTTTAGGTACTCTACTTTCGTTTACACTAGCTGTACTATCAGCAGTTACGGTCACACTCGTCATAAAGGATATTTAGTTACACAATCAAATATTATATGCACTCTGTCTGTCATGCCAACATTGTGTGCCGTATGTAGTTCCTTGTGGTTAAACCACCAGACCTCGCCTACCTCAAACTTTTGCTCTTGATTTCCGCAAGTTTGACTACACCACTGGTTAGATTTAAGTACAAGATGAAACCTTGAGTAATGATCTGCATATGTTCCCTGGTCATTGTGTTTTGTTACATGACCACTAGGTTTTAGATTAACAATAAGAACTCTACCCATGTCCTTAACCTCTAGTTTTTCTAGTATTGGTCGCATTAATGGTACAAGTGCAGGTTTTAAATACTCCATACATGGATAATCATATGATCCTGTATCCCATAAAACGTAGTACTGACTCATCTTTAGTGGTCCTCGTACATATATCGACTCTGTATCTTTATGTGGTGATCCAGTAAATTTTTGCCTTGCGTCTATCTCTTTCCATAACTCAGGTTTATCTTCTAACAATTTAAGCAATGGCTCTACATCTAGACCTTTTGCTATACGAACAAAATTAGACTGCCTTGTAAGGGTCATAATCCACCTGTTGCGTAGCTTCTTTACGTCTTTTGACGTATATATCTTCTGGTATTTTCTTAGCCACTGGCAGGGCAAAGGTTAGTGCTAGTGCATCAGCTAAATCTGGTGACCCTGCTCCCTGCAATCTCTTCTTGATCTGATCCTTAGATTCAAGTACACGCCTACCCACATTGTCATACCAATAAATCGGTGTTGCTAACTCTTGTTTAAGAGCTATATCGTTTGGTATTGCGCCACCTTCTTCTATCCATTGTTTCATTAACCACCACATTTCAGTTCTACGGTTGAGATATAGTTCTGGCTTCATTGCTTTACCACCAAATGGAATCTCGATTACGTCATATCTTAGTTGCCTTAACCTATCTATAACTCCACTACCTGCACCTGCGTCACAAAACACAGCATCAGGGTCATGTTCCTCTATCAGATTGGCTACTCTAGCGGCTAGTTCCATGTTGTCTATACCTCGATAGACTACAGGCTTAAATGCTTGTCTTCCCTGACGGCGGAATATAACTGAACGGTCATCCCCAAATCTTGCCGGATCAATACCAAGGATCACTGGTGACAACTTCACATGATCTTGTTGATATACACGTTTAGCCGCATCTTCGGTATCTGCTAATGCAATTAACTGGTCATCACCTTGGGCAGAGAAATCGCATAGATATTCCCTAGCAAATGAAGTCTCACTCATATCACGTTGCAACCTCTTTACCTCGTCTGGGTGTAGCGAATCAGTATCGAATACTGTGTATCTTGATGCTGTCCAATCGTCCTCCTCTATGGCCTTGTAGTACAACTCAGAGAACAAGTTAATGCCACTAGGTGTACCGATGAATATTGACCAACCTAAACGGTCAGATAATGCTGGCTGTACTATGTCTGTCCATAGCTCGTTCTTTAACTGGGCTACCTCGTCCATAACTATGCCATCAAGTCGCAGACCTCGCATGGCATCTGGGTTATCACCTCCAAAGAGTCTAATGATTGCTCCGTTATGTTTAAACCTTACCGATAGTTCACCCTCGTTTATGTCTACTACTGAAGTTCTGCGTAATGGTTCTATCTTCTGCTTTAATCTTGCCCAGGCAATTGCTTTTGCTTGGCGAAGAAACGGTGCAACATAAACAAACATAGCTAGTTCTTTGTCTGTCTTCATGGCCTTATCAATTAACTCCATAATTGCCAGTTCTGTCTTACCTGATCGCCTGTGTAATGCGTAGACACTAAACCTTTGTTTATTAACGTGACAGCTATACTGCCATTTCCTCGGAGTGTAATCTAGCTTAATCAACGGTTGTCTCACGCTTGTGGAACGCCTGTTGCAATTGTTAAGTTAATATTTCCTTCTGCTTCTACCCCAAGCTTGTCACCAAATCGTTTGGGATTGAATTTAGATAGCATTTTAAATCGTGTTTCAACTCTATTTTTCTGCCAGTTTATAAATGCCGGATCTATCCTTTCGTTGCCGTCAGAGCCACAATAAACAGGAGGAGTATCAATTAACTCCAAGCAC